TAAGTCCCCTTCAATTAGTGGAGAAAACACATCTAGTCATTGCCTTACAATAGACAATGTTGAATATACAAGAAAGATGTCTATTAAAGCAGAGATTAAAGCTTTACAAGATCAAATAGAAAGAGATAAGGAAAACACAACACTTGCTAGGTTTATACGTAACTTAGAGTCAAGGATTTATGCCCAGCTATCAAGACAGCTGGTAGAAGCCTTATTTGGCGAGACTCCAAGTGATAATGGTACAATTGAGTTAGAAGGTAATACTATTACCTACAGTGTATTAGACGGCATAATAACTTTAACCATAGTGGACGCAGAAGGAAATGAAACAATTATCCAAATTCCTATCGGTAGCTTTACTTTCTAGCTGCGCTTCTTTAATTTTTGACCCTATAGAAAATAACCTAGGACCAATACAAAGAATAGAAAACGCACAAGTAGAAACACTAGCAGTATCTAATCTTGCCTCCGTTGGCATACCAAAACGACAGCCCGTAGTAGCTGTATACCCTACAAGTTTTACAGATCAAACAGGCCAAAGACTCAGTAATTCCAGTTACGCTTCTTTCTCTACTGCTATAACACAGCTTCCAAGTGCTTATCTTATAAGAGCTTTACATAAAGCTGGCTCTGACAATGGCGGGTTCTTTACGGTAGTAGAACGAGTAGGTTTAGATAACTTAACTAAAGAACGACAAATCATACGGAGCACTAGAGAACAAAAAGAAGATAAAGTAGAACTGGGGGCTTTATTGTTTGCTGGTTTAATTATAGAGGGAGGTGTGATAGGATATGAGAGTAACGTTACATCTGGGGGTGCCGGAGCACGTTATTTAGGGCTTGGCGCAACCAAGGCTTATAGAAGAGATTCAGTAACAGTACAACTTAGGTTGGTATCTGTTACATCAGGTAAAGTTTTATTAGAGACATTGGTAACAAAAACGATACTAAGTGCCTCATTGAGTAACGATGTTTTTCGATTTATCTCTGACGATACAGAGTTAGTTGAGATAGAGAGTGGTGTTGTAAGAAACGAATCCGGAGGATTGGCTTTAAGAGCCGCCATAGAAACAGCAGTTCTGCAAATAATCAAGGAAGGTACGGAAGCAGGCTATTGGAGTATAGATGAGAAATTTAAAATTGATTGCGATGATGCTTGTGTTACCGCTATACGCGGCTGATAACGAGATATACGTAGACCAGGCCGGTGCCACACTAAACTTAGATCTAGAACAATTAGGCTCTGGAAATATTATAGGTGGGTTAAACTCTACCGCTGGTTCTTTGACCCCGCTCGACCTTGACGGTGCTACTATGACGCTAGATATAAACCAGATAGGAAGTTCTAATACCTTTTTAGGGGACATACTAGCTGATAACTTTACCGGTTTGTTTGAGTTTGATGGCGACAGTAATGACTTCACTATCCAAGTAGACCCTACTAATACTTACGGAGCTGATGGTAGTAATCTAAATATAGACGCTACAGGAGACAGCAATGACTTTACTTTAAATGTAGGTACAGCAGCGCTTACTGGTAACTTAGATTTAGATTGGATTATTAATGGTTCTAGTAATACATTCGATTTTGATATTAATTATGATGGCGCTACATCTTATGTAGACGTAGATGGTGATTCTAACAATGTTACATTTGATGGTTCAGGTTATGCAGGCGGGTATTTTTATCTTGACCAAACAGGCAACAGCAGAAATTTCACTATAAAACAACTGAGTACCCAAGACAATGACTGGCTTAAAATTATATCTAATGGTAATAATGGCACTGTTTGCGTTATCCAAAACGACCAAGGTACAAGCACAAGCTGCTAATATTGGCGGTATATCAGAACTAAATGGAGATGCTAGCGTACTAAGGGACCAACCCTACGGTGCTAAGTTAGATTTTGACATTCAACAAATGGATGACGTTCGTACAACTAACGGACGTGTAGGCATTACCTTTCTGGACGACTCTATTGTCCGACTAACAGAACATTCAAAACTTGTAATTACTGAGTATGTATACGACCCTGACCCATCTAAAGGTAAGATGGCTTTGCGTTTTGCGAACGGCACAGCACGTTTTGTTAGTAGTAAGCTAGGAAAAATAGATAAAAAGAACATCTCGTTATCCACACCTACAGCAGATATAGCTATAAGGGGTACAGATTTTACTTGTACAGTAGACGAGCTAGGCCGATCACTTATAATATTGTTGCCGGATGAGAATGGTATATCTAGTGGTGAGATACTAGTTACAACTGCTATAGGTACAGTAACCTTAAACAAACCTTACCAAGCAACTACTGTAAATGTGTTTGAGTCTGCTCCTAGTAAACCTGTTATTTTAGACCTTACATTAGAAATAATTGATAACATGCTTATTGTTAACCCGCCTAAAGAAGACTTAGCTTCGTTAGAAGAAAGTACAGTTAGTAATAGCGGAGGCATACTTGACATAGACTACCTAGAGTTTGACGACTTAGAGTTTGATTATCTTGCAGAAGACGAGCTACAGTTTAATGAGTTAGATATAAATTATTTAGATGTAAACTTTTTTGAGGACTTACTAGCAGTTATAGAAGAATTAGATACACTAGGAGATCAGGCATTGGCTACTGGTTCTTTGGTCCAAGGCACACGGTTCGGCCAAGACTTAACTACCCAGATTACAACTTACACGCAAGATGATACTCTTATAATAGAAAGAGCTGTTACGCAAAGCACTAAGTTGAGTTTAAACATATCGCAGGGTTATACTATAATATTATTACAGGATGGTAAGACACAACAGGTGTTAGTAAATGGTGGGGGTGACTCTACAATTAAAATTACGCAGGGAGCAGGATGAAGAAATGGATTTCGTTTGTAAGCATAGGAGCTCTTTGTTTACCTTTGCTATTTAACTGGCAGGCACTAGAAGTATTAAAATTAAAAACATTTGACGCACTTGTACAAACACCAGATCCATCTGGCTGGTTTGTAACTTTAGATATAACAGAAGAAGATGTAGCACTTGCGGGCGGTTGGCCTTACCCGCGTAAAGACCTTGCACGAATACAATTAGATTTATTAGAAGCAGGAGCTTTAGGTGTGGGTTGGGTTGTTGCTTTTCCACAAGCAGATAGATTTGGTGGGGATCAAGCATTTGCTGATGCACTTGCACAAGGACCTAGTGTTATTGCTACGTTTGAAGGGGGCAGTTCTTATGCGCCGACTACAGGCACAGTTATATTAGGGGATGGAGAACCTATACAAGGTATTGAATCTCAGGGTGTAATTGGAAATGTGTCCGTGCTAACAGACTCAGCTTACCAGGGGCTGGCAGTTGCACGTACTGATGTAGATAATTTAGTCAGGCGTTTACCTTTATTGCTTCAGACTCCAGATGGTTGGACTCCGTCTTTTGGTGTGCAAGTTATTAAAATGATTAGCGGTGCAGATACGTACATTATTAAAGGGCAGCAAGGGCAGATCGAAGAACTTACGATACCTAACTATGCAGAAATACCAGTAGACAGTATTGGTCGTAGATGGGTATCTTGGATTGACACCCCGAGCACTAGCCTGGAAGAGATGAATGTACGGGATAAGTTTGTGTTTGTAGGCGTAAGCGCAAAAGGTGTTATGCCTCAAATAGCTACGCCAGTTGGCTTGTTGTACCCCCACCATATACAAGCCGCGTTAGCTGAGAGCATGACGGTAGACGTGCCAGCAATACCAGGCACTGCGTTACTATATGAATTACTTATATTAGTAACTGTACTATTATTAGCTGTACTTATAATACGTACGCTAGGGCTCGTCGGAACTCTTGTAGGGATCGTGGGCCTTGGTACTTTGACTACGGTCGGTGGTTGGTATCTTATAACATCAAACATACTTATTGATGTAAGTTATAGTATATTATCAATGATACTTATATCTGTACAAGAATTCTACTTACGGTTTAACGAACAATTTAAACTAAGACAACTAATAAAGAAACAGTTCGAGCATTACTTAGATCCACGCCAGGTTGCACGCTTACAAAATAATCCTGAGCTACTAAAGCTAGGAGGAGAAAAGCGTAGGTGTACATTTTTATTTACAGACGTTAGAGGGTTTACAAATTTATCTGAGAAACTAGAACCAGAAGAAGTTACTAGTATTATGAATAAAGTTCTTACCGTACAAGTACAATGTGTCCAGGCACATGGCGGTATGGTAGATAAGTTTATAGGCGACGCATGTATGGCCATCTTTAATGCTCCCCTGGATTTAGATGAACATGAAAAACGTGCCGTCGCCTGTGCTAGAGATATGCGTACAGCTATTCGCATGCTGCAAAAAGAATTGACCGAACCAATTGCAATAGGCATTGGTGTAAATACAGGTGAAGCGGTAGTGGGTAATATGGGAAGTGACACAAGATTTGATTATTCGGCAATAGGAGATGCTGTGAACACAGCTGCACGATTAGAGTCTGCTACAAAGGAAGCAGGAGTTGATTTATTGATCGGAGAGTCAACGCGTAAAAAAGTGCCAGAAGCTACGTTCTGTAAAAAAATGTATGTGAAGGGAAAGAAGAATGCGCTAAAGGTGTATACTATTTAAATGGCTAGAGATTACAAAGCAGAGTATGCAAAGTACCAAGGTACAGCTGAACAAAAGAAAAGACGTGCTATGAGAAATAAAGCAAGACGATATGCAATAAAAACTGGGCAAGCTAGAAAAGGAGATGGAAGAGACGTACATCATCGTAATGGAAACCCTATGGATTTTAATCCAAACAATTTACAAGTTAAACCAGCAAGTGATAATAGATCCTTTGCACGTACAAAAAAGGCAACAAAAAAATATAGAACTGGATAATGTTAGAAAAATACTTAGAAAACTACCTTAAACGTAAATCTGAACGATTATTTAGAAAAGGCCAAAAAACGGCCTCACCAGAGCTCGCACACGGCATTTTCTTTAGGGTAGTAAGGCCTAAGCTTCAGTTTAAACAACATTTTAATAGCTTTTATCATAGATTCTTCTGAGAGGTTTTGTCTTTTTTACAAGTTTCAACTAGTTTATTTAAGTACCATTGGGCTTTTTCAAGGTCTTGAGTACCATTTTTGTATTCATAACGCCACATATACTTTAAAACATTACCTTTTAAATATCCTTTAAAAGATTCTGGGGTCATACTTTCTTCTATTGCCACGATGCACTCTACGTTTCCAGTATTATAATGCGGTGGCGAGTTTACATAATCAGTCATTCGTTTCTCCTAAACAAAATTTAGTTAATGTTTCTACAAATATTTTAAATGGTATAGCTTCCTTTATAAAAGTTCCCACTGTAATATGTGTAAGTGTAAAATCTTCAGTAACGTACACCTGATCTCCTGAACCAAACACTGCGTACGTAAATACACCATGTTCTTGTTGGCGAGCAAGCCATATACGTTGTTGTTCTGATAAGTTAATTTTTATTTTTGAGTTAAGCTTTGCAGGCAAGTTTTCTTTGTACTTATATTCAATCCAACAATGATTGTTAGGACCAGAGTAGTAAGTGTCCGACACACCTCCGTGGTAGGGATCGTTGATCTTCCACCTATAAACTTCTTTAGGTAGTTTTCTATGTACTTTATTTATGAAATCCTTTTCTTGCACATGCAAAGTATATCATACGTACTTGGGTGCGATCTATAATGTCGCACCCGTACGCAAGTTACTTAACTTTTATTTGCAAATGTTTTTTCGTAAAAACCTTTAGCAAGATTATAAGTATCTTCTTTTAACCAACCAACGTTAGACACAGCAATGTTCATAAACTTTTGCCCTGCTTTGTTAGCTGTTTGAACAGAAGCCAATTTCCATAAAGAAGCAAATCTATCTCCGCCTAGCTTCATGATTTGTGTATTCCATTCTCTTGACACTCTAAGCTTAGAAGATGAACAATCAAACAAGAATGGTATCTCTGAGATATCTCCTGTCTTTTCGTCTACCTTAAGTAGTGTGTGGGTTTGAGTTTGAGTAATTTCATGGTCTTCGACCTTGTTACCACCATCTTCGAGATGTTTGATAGCTTCTTGTTTTGTTGGAAAAGTACCAACTAAACCGCCACCTTTTTCTCTTTTTACCCATACAACATACTCTTCTCTAAAGTGTACGTTAACTACAAATAATTCTTTACCGTAGCTTTCTTTGGTTACAGTGTTTATAAAGTCGCCTACTTTAGCGCCGTCTATATATTCACTATGATTTTCATCTACTTCGTTAGACAACTGTTGCAGCTGTTTTAAACGTGGGGTAGACAAATGTTCTGAGCCAATGTTTTCATTACCCAGGTTTTCGCCTTTCTTTACATGAGCAGGCATTGTGCTCGTTACTATACTTATATCATTAGACATGTTTCATTCTCCTTGTTTCATCTAACATTATTATTACGCTGACCTAAAATTAATTCGGGTCAACTCCGTACTTTTAACACCAGGTACATCAAAACCTGTTGCTACTAGTTCTCTGTAGGCGGTTGCGGACATACGTTTTTGCAATAGCTCAAACTGATTAGTTTCAGTTATGTGCTCGTGCAAAGAATCCCAATCTTCTACAGTTGGCACAACCTCAGTTTTAAGTGAGATTGTACAAATATCATTAGAAATTTTATCGAGCCCTTGCTCTTGCATTCTAATAGATATTTGACTTTCTAATTCGCGTTGTTGTGATTTAAGAAGTTTTTCTTCTGATTGAACAGATTTTATTTCTGTTCTTATCTTTGTTACTTCTGATAACAAATCATTTAATTTTTTCATGATACCTCCTTTAAGATATGTAATAAGTTTTCCATACGACCTAACTTAGTATTAAGTTTTTTGTATACTTCAGGTTCCCAAGTATTTCTGGCTTGTATAAGTATTGTCTCGGTCTTTTGTGTTTGACCTGCTCTGTATATACGCTGGTTAAATTGCTGATAATGCTCAGCATTGTATGTAGGTGAACACCATATAACTGTATTAGCTTTGGTCAATGTAAGACCGTGGCCCGCTGACTGCGGATGACAAAACAAAACTTTAATATGTCCTGCTTGGTATCTAGCTACAATGTCATTGCGTTTTTCAGGCTTAACACTGCCATCAATAATGTCATAAGTAATACCTTCTTTGTTAGCCATTTCTACCAGCGCATCACGTTCGTGTTTCCAGTTGAATGCTACAAGACTATGTGCACGTTGAGATACAAGCGTCATGACAATGTCATAACGTTCTTGGTGTACAAATTGAACTACACCA